GTGTCTGTTAGATTAACAATATATCTAACACCAGTGAACGTTCCAACTAATACAGAAGCTATTACGGGTACTAATATAAAATTCTTTTTGAATAGTTCTGCTATTGACATGACAAACATTCCTCACCACTGTTAGTAGGAAAGTCGCATATACACTCACTGCATGAGCATGGCCCATACATGTCTGAATGTTCTTCTTTGCTGCAATGACAAGGACAATTACATGTCTTACATCTATTTAAATCTTTTTCTTGAGCCATATCCCCGATTCCCGTTTCTATTAGAACGAGTATTTTATCAAGAATAAGGTGAAGATAAAAGGTTTATTTTTTATTTATTTCGTAAAACATTTTGTCGCTATCTTCTGTAATCCAATTTTTGTTTTCAACGTTCCACTCTGTAGTTTGAACATTATAGTCTGGAATATCGCTATTAAATGTAAAGTTAGAAATGTTCCACAGAATACGATTATTAGGCTGAATTGCATAATTACCGTTATCAAGAGCCAATACATGGCCACACTTGTGTTGATCAGGGATTTCACTATGTTCTGTATCCAAAATATTACTTTCTGGATGAGCCCAATCAATTGTAAATAGATATTCTCCATAATAAAAATTTTTATCTTTACCAAAATATTTTCCACGTTGAGAGGTTAGATAACCAAAGCTATGAACACTAGGATAATAACTAAAACTGTTCCACAATTGTAACTCGTCGACTTGCATATCGGGCACCTTGGATCTGTCATGCGATTTTTGGAAAAACGCAGAGATAGGCAATCGAAAAAAGATTGCGCCATTCGGTAACATAATGTGAAATAATGTGGCAGCTCCTGACATACTTGTGAGACCAAAGATAACACACTCTTCACTTTCTCCTTGATGTGATTTAAAGTCATATAAATATTCCTTCCTTACTTTACAATAAACGGGTGGTATATCTGCATTTAAATAAGCCATTATTTAATCTCCCCCCAATTATCTCCTTTTTCATAATCAACTTTGTTAGGAACTTGTAGTTCAACTGCTGATTCCATTATAGAAATAATTTCTTCAGCCTTCTTATCAGATTCTACAGAAATATCAACCTCATCGTGAATTTGAATGTGAGGTACAATACCATTTTCATAGAGTGCTACCATACTTTTCTTTGTCATATCTGCTGCCGATCCTTGTATTAATTTATTTAAAGCTTTGTACGTAAACGCACGTTTTAATGGCTCATCATATTCTTTCCTAGCCATTTCAAGTGGTAGTGGTTTAAATACACCAAACTGTGTAGGTTGCCATAGATCAAAATGACACGCCCTACCTCCTAAAGTTCTAATTTTACCACGATCATTTGCTTTACGAGATACATTGTCCATCAATTGTTTAACAAACGGTGCTTTGGTATGGTATTGTCTAATCAATTTTTCAGCTGATTCTTTTTGTAAACCAAGTTCTGACATTAATTTATTTTTTCCCATTCCATACATTAACCCAAGGTTAATTGTTTTAGCTTGCTTACGTTCGATCCCTGCCATGTCTGCTACGACTTGGTGGAAATCTGCATCACCTGTATTGTATGCATCTACAATTTCATCAACACCATCTAAGTTTTGTAACTTTGCATAGTGTACTAAAATTCTAGGTTCTTGTTGTGAGTAGTCAAACGTTCCCCATTTAGTTTTTTCTTCTGGAATAAATATAGATCTAATCATCGGTCCGATCTCCGGGTGCCTCGCTGGAATCTGCTGTAAGTTTGGATTACTCATAGAGAATCTACCAGTGACGGTTCCACCTTGATCTGATCGTATTTGATTTATGTCTGCATGGATCCTACCCTTATGTGCATGCTTTGTAATAGAATCTATAAAAGTTGTATGCGCTTTATTAATCTCTCTTGCATCTGCAATTGATCTTGCTAACTCATGAGGATGATTTTGTAAAAAGTTTTTAGTAAAACTAGGCTCATTACTTTTTTCAGTTCTATCATAAGGTAGTTTTAATTTATCAAATGCTTTAGCGATAGATCTTGCTGCATGTATTTCTACATCAATACCTGTTAACTCTTTGATTTTACTAAGTATTTTTTTCTCTCTTACAATTAAATTTTTCTTTAATTTAGCTGCATGTTCAAGATCAACTCTTACACCTTTGAATCTCATGTCAACCAAACAAGGAAATAATTTAGTCTCAAGATTAAATACATCCATAAGTTCTTGATTTACAAGTTCTATACTTAATCTTTGCCATAACTTTAATGTAGCTTCAGCATCACGTTCAGCGTACTCACCTACATACATCGCAGGAAGTTTCCACATATCTGCTTTAGGATTAAGATCATAACTTTTAGCTGCTTCTTGTAAAACTTTTTCATCTTTACCAAGGCCTACATAATGTTTTGCTAAAGTATTTAATGCATAAGACATTCTATTCTCATCAATTAATGAAGCTGCAATCATAGTATCAACTATCTTACCTCTGATTTTTATACCAGCAGATCTTAACCAACAAACATCATACATTGCATTGTGAAATATAAAGGTAGTTTTCTCTTGATTAACTAGATCTTGAACCCACTGTAAAACAAGTTTTCTGTCCATATTTCCACCACCTTCGTGTCCAATTGGATAATAACCAGACCAGCCTTCTATGGCTACTGCAACGCCAGCAATGTGGCCTTTTCCAACAACACTACCTGACCCTTGGGTCATTAAATGTGGATCATAAGTTTCTAAATCAATAGCAACTTCTTTACATCCAGATAAATCTTTTAGTTCGTCTGGTGCAACCCATTCAGTTTCAGGTGCAAACAATGGCATTTGGGTTCTTCTCATGAGTAGTCCCTTTCTAATATCATTTCTAAATAGTGTATAGCTTTCTTCACGTCCTCTTCCTTTCCCTTGTATTGATGTCTACAGATATATTTTATAGCGTTGCCTTCTGCGAAAAGCAAATTATTTTCATTAATAAATTCTGCAGGTTGTATTTTCATGTTCTTGTAATGTTTCCCGCCCACTTGTTTATCTAGTGAATCGTAGTTAGTTCCTTTAAATATATCTTTATTGGTCATAATATATAAGCACGATCAAAGTCTTTTGGATCTACAATATGTAATTCACGCTTCGCTCTTGTTGCACCTGTGTAAAATAATCGATGTAATTCATCTGGATCATTACTTAAGGTTTCAAGTGCAGCGCCTGTTAGATCTTGCATCAATAAAACTTTATCAGCTTCTCCTCCCTTTGCTCCATGTATGGTTGACATTGTTATACGAGGATTTTTATTTATAGCTTCTCCATTCGCCCTCATGTTACGAATGTAGTTTTCAGTAATGGTATCCAATCCTTCAAAAGATTCAAACCAAACTTTATCTGTTATTAATCCATGTTTTTCTTGGCATTCTTTTAGTGTGTACTTACTTTCTGAATGCAATGTTTTTCCTTTTCTAAAACCTTCAAGAACATTTGCTCCAAGATATTCATATATATTTTTAATTTCTAAATGATTTAACATTTCTTCTTTACGCCAACTTTCCCAATTGTTTAAAGCTAACAATAGTTTTAAAGGAATAGAGTTCCTACCTTTGTATTGATAGTACCAACCTTGTAGTTCACATAATTCTTTTACAGGATCTAGAAAATAGTTTGCCGAAGATAATACTAACCAATTGCCTTGACCCATGTCAACTTGAGTAACATCAGAATATCTTTTTAAAATACCTTCTTCATCTCTAGGTTTATATTTTTTATCAAACCTATTTTGTACTTTGTTTATTATATGTTGTGATAGTTCATGGATAGGTCCACCTGGTATTCTATATGATTGGTCTAATACTTTAATGTCATTAACTTCTTCTTTCAAAGCTATAAAATGATCTACATCAGCTCCTGCCCATTTGAAGATTGCTTGATCATCATCCCCTGCAATATAAGTTTTCTTTGCTCTACTCCAAAGTTTTCTAACCATTTCCCATTGTATTAAAGATAAATCTTGTGCTTCATCTATAAATAATACTTCAAAACTAGGAGCAATATCTTGATCAATAAAATCAATTAAAAGATCATTAAAGTCTTTTAAACCTTTTTCTTTTTTAAATCGTTCTAACTCTTCTGCTAATAAAAATAATGTGCTTCTCTCTATGTCTAATATATTTTGTCTTGAATCATAGTACTCTAATAGATCCATACGTTTAACGGCTGCCGTGTTAATAATTGTTAAGTATTCATTATCTGAATTAAATGTACCATCATCACTTGAAAACTTCGCAGTCTTAATAGGTATGCCACATTTCTGTCCAAATTCCTTATAATCTTCAAACTTCATCATCTTTTCTTTAGTCATTCCTAAAGCTCTAAATGCATAAGAATGTAAAGTTCTGAAGTTATCTAGATCATTATCCACATCTAGACTAAACTTGTCAGCTGCTCTATTGGCAGCTTCAGTTGCTGCTTTCTTTGTAAAGGAAAAGTAACCTATTTGTTTAGGTCTAATCCCCTGTTTTATGAACTCGTCGACCAAGTTTAACAACGTTGTTGTCTTGCCTGTTCCCGGTGGTCCTAGTATTATTGTTTTCATATTTTTTTAGTTTCCTTTCTGTCATACTTAACTTTGTTTCTGTTTTCTCTAGTTTTTCCTTAAGGTCTTTTATTATTAATCTAAATCTTAAATGCCAATTTACCCCAACATCATAGTCATATGCCATTAAAATAATTCTTTCAGTAAACCTACTTTAAATATTTGTTCTTTAGTTCTTACTCTTAACCCTTTAGAATTTTCAGAACGAGTTACAAATCTTAAATTTTGCAATCGATAGTTCCAAGGCTTACCATCAATATGATCAACAACTGTTATGTCATAATCATAAGGATCTAATTCTCCTGGATTTAAAAAGGCTCTGGCTACTAATTTATGAATACAAATACTTATGTTTTTTCTTTTTAAAGAATTTTTTCTTGAATCAATTGTTTGTAACATTACATATGGATATTCAATAGTATCTCTAATAACTACATGTTGAGTTTTAATTTTACAATTTTTCCAATTAGTATCTATGATATAAGGAAAATCACCTGTGTTTAATCTTTCATCAAACATCCAAAAAGGGTGTTTTCCTCCTGTTGGTTTAATAAAATATCTTTTAGAAACTACATTATGATTAGGAATAATATCTGCGACATCTATAGTTTTATTATCTATATCTAAATGAGAATGTTCTTTTTTAAAAAAATCTAATTGTTTATCATTCATTAAAAGTCATCCTGTTGATATGGAACTTTAGATAAACTTGCATCTATCTTTTTCATTGTTTTAATTTTTATTAATCTTGGTTGTTGTTTTTTAATACTTACTCTTATCTCTTCTACAAAAACATCATCATGGTATCCTTGTTCTTGAGTTAACCTTTTAATTAAATTACCTGTTTTAGTTTTGTCCATCTCCCAATG